CGGTACATACCGATAGTTCCTTGCTATGGTGAAGAGGTGGTGATCGAGAATAAGCGTATATTCAAATCGCTTATTCGTGACTCAAAAGATCCTCAAAAGATGCTTAACTTTTGGCGTTCGACTAGCACGGAATTGGTATCAACTCAAGCGAAAGCACCGTACATTGTTGAGGAAGGTTCGCTCATTAATGAGCAGAAATGGGCGACCGCTAACGTTAAAAACTACGCGACACTAGAATATAAGAAGGGTTCACAGCCACCACAAAGACAGCCGTTCGCTGGTGTGCCTGCTGGTGCATTGCAAGAAGCGATGAATAGTAGCGATGACATCAAAGCCACTATGGGTATGTTTGGCGCTTCTATTGGCGAACAAGATAACGCCATATCTGGTAAAGCGATCATGGCGCGTCAGCGTGAGTCTGATACCGGCACATTTCATTTTATCGACAATCTGTCACGTTCTATCCGTCATTTAGGCAAGATCATTGTTGATCTGATCCCGCATGTTTACCAGCCTGGGCGAATTATCCGCATACTTGGTGAGGATTTGAAAGAGTCAGAAAACGCCAAAGTAGGGCAGAAGCAACAACCAGAACAGACTGGCATGGACATGAGTAATGTCTACGATCTGACCGCCGGCAAGTATGATGTTGTTGTGGAGTCTGGTCCGTCATTCGGCACGAAGCGCCAGGAAGCAGCACAGCAAATGATAGAGTTTTCCCGTGTTAATCCTGCTGCTGCTGGTTTGATCAGTGACTTGATAGCGAAAAACCTTGATTGGCCTGGAGCAGAAGAAATAAGCGAACGGTTCAAGGCTATGCTGCCTCCACAGGTGACCGGTGAGAACCCACAAATACAGGCATTGCAGCAACAATTGCAGCAGATGCAAGAGCAAGCACAACAGGCAATGGGGCAGCTACAAAACGAGATACAGCAGATCAAGCAGGATAAGCAGATTGACGCACGTAAGGTCGACATCGATGCTTATAACGCTGAAACGAACCGTATCAAGACCATGCAAACAGGCATATCGCCAGAACAGTTACAGCCATTGATAATGCAAACGATCATGCAAGTGCTTAACTCGCCTGATGTACTGCAAGGTCAGGAACAGCAACCTATGCCGATGATGCAGCAACCACCAGAACAAATGCAACAACCAATGCAACAACAACCACAAGGAGCTATACAATAAAATGAGCGATGACATCGAATTTGCAAAGGTCGAGCCTGAAGTTCAGGAAGCCGAGCAAGATATTAATCAGGATGGAACCACTGAAGAGACTCTCTACGATGACGATCAGCCAGATGCGGAAGCAAGTGGCCAGGACGAAACGGCAGAAGATGACGATAGTGAAGAATTAGAGTTTGACGGCAAGGCTTTCAAGCTGCCTAAAGACATTGCGGAAGGTGTTAAGTCCATGCGCAAGGACTACACTGAAAAGACAATGACTCTGGCAGAACAAAGAAAGTCCTTTGAGTTAGAAGCTAAGTTTCATAATGAGAATATTAACGATATCGCTCGAGTCGTTTCGCTTAACGAACAAATCAACCAGTACGATCAGGTTGATTGGAACGGATTAAGTGAGACTGATCCTGTCCTATGGCAGAAGTTGTTTTCTCAACGTGCATTGCTTGAGAGACAGCGTAACCAAATGGTGCAGGAAGTTACGCATAAGAAACAGTTAAGAACCTCTGAGATGCAGCAAGAAATTGCCAAGCAGATTGAGGCAAGCGACACTGTGTTGAAGCGTGAAATAAAAGAATGGTCGCCAGAACTTGAGGCTAAGTTACAGAAATTTGCGGTTAGCAAGCTAGGATTTGATGATGCTGATGTAAAAAAATCGAAAGTTGACCCTAGACTATACAAACTGCTGTACATGGCCCATGTTGGCGAGCAGATGCTTGCTAAGCAAGCGAATAAACCCAAGATTGTGCAATCTGCCAAACCAGTTACTAATTTGACGGCTAAGGGTGCGAAAGTTACCCGTGACCCTACTCAAATGAGTGATGCAGAGTTCGCGGCTTGGAGACGTAAACAAATACAGAAACGCGGAGCCTAACGTCGCGAGACGCTGGCAATTCTTAACCTAACGCAGAGATGCGCTGGAGATATCTAAAATGAGTAATTCGTTTAAAGTAATAGACATGGTGACTAAGGAAGCTCTTAGAATCATGCACGAAAAAACCGCCTTCATCGGCACTGTAGACCGTCAATATGACGAGTCTTTCAAAGACAACGGCAAAGGTAAACAAGGTGCAACATTGCGCGTTCGTGAACCTAACCAGTACAAACGCCGTCAAGGTTCGCGCGTCATGGACGTGCAAGACCAAAACGAGCAAACACAGACCATTACCGTTGCAACACAGGACGGTGTTGATATGCGTTTTAACTCTGCTGAACTGATCCAATCTGTTAACAGCGGAGCTGCTTTTGATGATCTGTCTAAAAACTACATTGAACCTGCTGTTAGTGTGCTGGTGTCAGGTATTGAAGCTGACTTCTTGACTTATTGCACCAAAGCCACAAACAAGGTTGCCGGCACTGCTGGAAGTGCTATAAATAGCTTGACTGCTATCGGTGCGGCTCGTGCTAAGTTGAATCAACAATTAGCACCAAAAGATCAACGTTACATCCAAATGGACTCTGTTGGAATGGGCACTTTGGTAGCTGGTGTTGCTCAATACTTCAACGACCAAAAGTCAATCTCTGACCAGTATAAAGAGGGTTTTGTGAAGCGTACCGGAATGGCTGATTTCTACGAGAACGAGCGCGTATGGACTATGCCTAACTCTGCTGATGTAGCTGGTGAGATCAACAACGGCACGTTAACAAGCGGTATCACAACCTTAACCGTAGACGGATTCTCTGCTGCTCCTGTAGCTGGTATGGTGTTTACTATCGGTTCTGGTTCTGGTGAGGTTGGCGTATATGATGTTCATCCGGAGACTAAGGTAGCATACTCACACCTGAAACAGTTTGTTGTTACGAGTGCTACGACTACTAGCATCACTTTTAGTCCTGCGATCATATACGACACAACTGATCCACGTCAAAACTGCTCGGGCGCACCGGCTGATGGTGCTGACATTGTGTTTGTTGGTGCGGCATCTACAAACTACGTACAGCCGCTTATGTACCATAAAGAAGCGTTCCAATTCATTACTGCTGATTTGCCTCTGATGGATGACGCGCAAAAATGCGTACGCCGTGTTAAAGATGGCTTATCAGTGCGTGTGTGGATGGGTTCGGATATCCGTAACGATGAATTGCTGCTGAGACTTGACATACTGTACGGAATGGCCGCTTTAAGACCACAATGGGCTTGTCGTATGATTGGCTCGGCTAACTAATAAGGAGTATTAAAATGGCTATACCTACGAGTTTGGAAAGGGTTGATTATGGTAGTTCTGACGGGTCTATTCTGACCGGCAACCATCGTCAAATCATAAGCGGCGTCGGTGCAACTCGCACTCTGTTACCTGGTGAATCAGGCGCATTGTGTATGTTGGACAAAGCTGATGGCATGACATGGACGCTACCAACCCCAAAAGAAGGCGCTCAGTTTGAGTTTTTCACTAATGTTGGCGTGTCCGGCGGAACCATCAAAGTTGTTACAAATTCAGCTAGTGTGTTCTTGATTGGTAATGTACTCAGTTACACCGTTGCCACTGCATCGCCTGCAGGGTTTAACTTTAACGGCACTACCCATGTCGCTATCGCAATGCAAACCGGCGGTACTTATGGCGGTTTGGTCGGAACGCGATTTACTGTGACCGCGATTAGTACTACTCAATGGCTGATAACTGGCGTGTTGATTGGTTCGGGATCATTGGTAACACCAGCAGCAACAAGTTAAGAATCCTACTACCTTAGGACGGGGCGGGCTGGCTACAGCCTTCCCCACATAGGAGGCACAAAATGGCAGTACGAATTTATCATAAAGATCATGGCTACGTTATAACAGCCGATCAAGACCAAATAAAAATGTTATTGGCAAAAGGCGGTGTGTTAGATACCGCACAGACAGAAGAAAAAGAACCCGAACCAGTGATCACGAAACCAGTAATTGCAAGGAAGCCAAGTGGCACTCGCAAACTATAGCGATTTGCAGGCGGCTGTTGCTGCTTGGCATCATCGTGATCCAGGCGTAATACCGGACTGTATAACGCTTGCTGAAAAGCGCATAAATAAGCTGCTATATGACCGTTTGGCAGAGGTAGAGACTACCCTAACAGCAACCATAGGAAACCGTTATATCGCACTACCTACAGGTTATCAGGCTAATTATGGCTTGTGGTTAACCACGTACGGAAACCGGATTGAGATTAAGTACAAGACACCGGAAGAATTGCCTATTGTAACTGATAGCAATGGACAACCTTACTACTACACCATTGATGGCTCAAACATAGCATTCGACTATCCGGCTAGCATAGCTTATACGTTCGTGCTGAGATACAAAAAAGGTTATGACATAGCAGCTACTACCACTAATCATGTGATGACCAATCATCCAAACTGTTACTTGTTTGGTGCAATGGTCGAGGCATCAGTGTTTAGTGAAGATGACCAGGCGGCATTGCGGTACGAGGCAAGGTTTCAGCAAGCAATCGAAGAAGCAATCAACGATGAGAAGCGCAATCGTGCGATGACAGAACTTTCGTCTGATGCGTCTATCGTCGGCAATCGATTTCAGAACATTATCACTGGGGATATTTGATGGCGTTAGAAACTGGTACATATATAAGTGACTTGGTGTCTACAAATCCCGTTTCAGGTGATCCTAAGTCACAGGGCGACGATCATTTTAGACTGCTGAAAAGCACCATAAAGGCAACATTTCCGAACATTAATGCAGCGGTAACGCCAACAGATGAAGAGCTAAACTACGTTGATGGCGTAACAAGCAGCATACAAACGCAACTTGACCTCAAGGCTCCGCTTGCCAGTCCGGTATTTACTGGCACGCCTGAATCTACCACTCCGGCAGATGGTGATAACAGCACCAAGATAGCGACAACGGCCTTTGTGGTTAATGCTGCGTTAACGTCAAGTCTACCAGGTCAAACGGGTAATGCCGGCAAGGTTATCATGACGGACGGCAGCACGGCAGATTGGGAAAGCACGCTTGACACGTCAATACTGGTTCCACTGGTTGGCACTGCATTTGCAACCACTACAGGAACACAAACACTATCAAACAAAACAATCACTGATCCTATTATTGTCGATGATGCTGATCCCACCAAAGAAGCTGTAATCAATCTAACGGCTATCACGGCAGGGCAAAGCAGAGTTATCACAATGCCTGATAATGACGTGGTATGGGATACTCCAGGATGGAGGTTACTGTCGAAGATAACAGCGGTTACGGCTGCCACGGTAGACATAGAAACAACAATAGATAGCACCTATGACGAATATGTGATTGTGGCAAGCGACATAGAGCCTTCTTTCGGCAGCAAGTTAAGACTGCGCTACAAGATAGGTGGATCATACATCACAGCATCTAACTATGCTTACTCGAGAAGTTCATCAACTAACGTTGGTGTGTTTTCTAATAGCGGTTCTCAGACATACATTGAGCTTATGAACACTCTGGATGGCAGCACCACAGGGAGTTCATGCCTGCAAATATTCATCCATAGACCATCAGGAACAACCAAATATAAGTGTGTGACCTGGCGAGGGATGCAGGCAACGGCGGTTGTGGCATCGGCACAGTTTAATGTGTCTGGCTCTGGTTACTTGAATTCAAATACGGGCGCGGTGACAGGTATCAGGATATACATGGAGTCTGGAACTATCAACGGTATATTTAAACTTTATGGCGTAAGGAAGTCAATCTAATGACACTATACAAAGCAACTGCGGATGGTGATGTGGCAATGACTCAGGAAGAAGAGGACGCTTTTGTGGCGGAACAAGCGGTCTATAACTCTGTAGCATCTAAGAAAGCTAGATTAAGAGCATCAGTCAATGAGATCAACACGGTCAAGGGGTCTGTTGGCGTAACCGTGAATGACGTGGTTTATAACACCAACTTTGCGGCAAGGCTGGAACTGAGTAACGCTTTTGTATATTTGATCAGAAATCCGCTAGAAACAGTCAGTATTGAATCAAAAGACGGTGATGTAGTGTCACTAGACGTGACGGGATTAGAAGCTGTATATGATGGCGTTAACAACTACACGGCATCAGTGGCAACCGCAAGGAAAGCGCACTTTGACGCAATACGCGATCTTACATCGGAAAATGTTGATGAATACGACGTTGACACTCTATGGCCATAATCCGGGTTCCTAACTGCGGCTCTGTTGGTGTGATAAAAGATTTATCACAGCATGAGTTACCTATGGGAGCGTGGACTGATTCGAGTAATATCCGTTTCCTTGATGGCTATGCAAGCCAGTTTCTTGGGCATGGTGAGGTGTATGGAACGCCAGTTGTGGAGCCTTATCACGTGCTACCTGTCATTATCTCTGGTGCGCGCTACTGGATATATGCTTCGCTCACCAAAATCTATGCTGTGACGATTACAGCGGGCTCGCCGGTGCATACTAACCTTACCCGCCAAACAGCAGGGAATGACGTTGACTATGCGGCGACAGCAAATAGCTGGACTAGCACGGTCATAGGTGGAATACCGATATTGAATGCTGGCAACGTTGTTGATGTTCCTCAGCAATGGGATTTGAATACGGCCAATAACTTCGTCGCATTAAGCAATTGGCCAGCATCTACCTACTGCAAGTCTATGCGCTCGTTTCGTTCGTTTCTGGTGGCGTTAAACATTACCAAGACAAGCACGAATTACCCTTATATGGTGAAATGGTCGCACCCTGCCGATCCTGGTGCGGTGCCTTCATCATGGGATCACACTGATCCGGCTGTGGATGCTGGCGAGTTTGACCTTGCTGATGGATACGATCAGATTATTGACGGCTTGGCGCTACGTGATAGCTTGATCATCTACAAAGAGCATTCAGTATGGCGGCTTGACTTTACCGGCGGTGCTTTCGTACATCGCGCTCAAAAGGTGCTAGGCATGTCCGGCGCTATGAATCGGAACTGCATCGTAGAGATTGACGGTTACCACATTGTTCTAACCACGAATGACATCGTTATTCACGATGGAAACCAGTCTTATTCGATACTCGACAAGATGACGCGGCGCTGGTTATTCCAGCACATTGATGTTGATGAGACTCATCGTTGTTTCGTGTTTAAGAACCCGTTCTACAACGAAGCGTTTATCTGTTTTGCGTCTGTGGGTGCGAGCACATGCGACACTGCAATAGTGTATAATTACAAAGACAAAACAGTGAGTTTCCGCACATTGCCAAACATACATCACGCGAACTATGGACAGATCGATAACAGCCTAACGGGTTCATGGGCTGCGGATTCTGATCCCTGGTCGAGTGATCTTACCTTGTGGGATGGGCCGGATCAAGTTCCTAACACTTCCCGTGTGATGCTTGGCTCTGCTGATACCAAACTCTACATGCTTGACGCTGCTTCAAGCTTCAATGGTGTTGCTCCAGAAGGTTACCTTGAACGCCAAGGTTTATCCTTTGACTCTCCCGAACAAATCAAGCTGGTTCGCTCTGTACGGCCACGAATAACCGGCAATGTAGGTGACACAGTAACGGTCAAGATAGGCTCTCAGAACGATCCATACGAAACGCCAACATATACAACCATGACGCATACAATCGGCTCCACAGTGGCTAATAACTGCCTTGTGGCTGGTAGGTATATATCAGTTAGGTTTGAGACTGATACAGCCTATAACTGGCGCTTAGATAGCTATGATCTTGATGTGGTCACGAAGGGGAATTGGTAACAATGGATAAGCAATGGCTAAACAATCAGATAAATATGATGTTAGCTAAGAAATATTCTCAGCCTATGACAACACAAGAAAGGGTAAAGGGTGGCGCGTCTGCTTTGCCCGTTATTGGTGATGCGATAAGCGGTTACGATGCTTACCAATCAGCCAAGCAGGGTGACTACATGGGCGCGGCTTTAAATGCTGTTGGTATGCTCCCGTTGGTTCCTGGTTTGGCTGGGACTATAAAAAAAGCTGGAGATGCAATAAATCCTGAAATGATGAAGAAGCTTGATGATTACAAAATGGCGCACCAAGCTCCAAATCCTGACGGAAACGCGCCTCTTCATGACCTAACTGGCGGCGGTAACATATATCCTGATGATGTTTATAGCAGAAATGCTGTGCAATATTATGGCACTGGTGACGATATGCTGGATAGACAGTCATTCAGCAAGGCATCCATGTTTAGAGGTAATCCAGATGCTACAGTGGAAATATATAGAGCGGTTCCTAAAGGGGTCTCTAAGGACATAAATCCAGGGGATTGGGTAACAATTAATAGGGATTATGCTAAGAATCATGGAAAATCATATTTTGACGGGAAATATGACATTTTGAAGAAAAAGGTAAAAGCAAGCGATATTTTTACTAATGGCGACTCAATTCATGAGTGGGGATACCATCCAAAGGATATCAAATGAGAACGCCAAACATCGGTGATGTATTCTACACACCTGGGATTGTGCCTGATGATCCTAAGCAAATGCGGCAGTTTATGCAGGACGAACTTTACCGTATCAAGGTTGCTATTGATGCGCTGGCGGCTGGGCATTTTACACAGGTTCATGTAGCTCCAACAAAACCAAGACAGGGCGACACAAGGCTTGCTGATGGGACAGACTGGAATCCAGGTAGTGGTCAAGGTGTGTATACGTATTACAACTCAACATGGAATAAATTGGGATGAACATATATAAAATTGCTCCTGAAGATATTCCAGAGTATTGGAAACATATCAGGCCGTTTCTTGATGCTGCGCTTAACAAATATGGCGTTAATGAGAGATTCCCGATTGACTTTGTGTTAATGGACTTATTGCTCGGTAAAAGCCAAGGATGGGCAATCATAGACAACGATAAGGTTGTTTCTGCTGTTGTAACTGAGGTGGAAAAATACCCTCTTGGCGATGTGCTAATACTGTTTCTGATGGGTGGAGAGTCAATGTCAGATTGGGGAGACATGCTCCATGATGCTATGGTGGTACATGCCAAGGAAATTGGCGCTAAATGGATGGATACAGGCAGCAGAAGGGGTATAGGTAAGCTTTACTATGATCGATGGGGATATACACGCAAATATGAAACTTATAGTTTTGAGGTGACAGAATGAGCAAAAAAGCCAAGCCAACAGTATCAACATCAGAACCATGGAAAGCTGCACAGCCTTATTTGTTGGGAGATGATAAAAAAGGAATAACAGGTGTATTCCCAGAAGCACAGGGAATGTATCAACAAGGCGGCATGAATCCCGCCATGCAGAATGCTGTGGACATGTATTCTGGTGACATTATGGGAAGGGCAACCGATCCAACATTGCAGAGTTTGCGCGATACCGCAGGAAATATGCTTGGCGGCGCTAATTATCTTGGTGGCGGCGGGATGGACACCAAATATGGCCCTGTCAAAAACACGTCAGCGGTTAGTGTTGGATTGCCTCAAGCTAGAGCCGGTCAAGGTGTGCTTGATCCTACTAACGCCATGCAGAAGATGTTATCCGGAAGGCCTGATAATCCATACTTGCAACAACAAATAGACGCAATGTCACAGAACATGGCGCGTAATGTCAATGAAAACGTCATGCCTGGGCTGCGTAGTGAATCGCTTGCGAGTGGTCAGTATGGCGGCAGCAGGCAAGGTATAGCGGAAGGTTTGGCAATGTCACGCATGAACCAGGATTTGGCTCCGGCGATAACAAACTTGCTTGGTGGCTCGTATGAGAACGCACAAAACCGCATGTTCGGCACCGCCACAAATCTTAACGATCAAGCATTTCAGAATGCAAATTTGAATGCTGATCGTAACATGAATACGCAACAGTTTAATGCTAACTTGGGATTACAGAATAACGCTCAACAAATAGGGCAAAACACGCAGAACCTACAAAACAGGTTGCAAGGCGTAGGGCTGGCAAATAACACGCTCAATATGTTAGGTGGCATTAATAGCATGCAGGACAATAACTTTGCCCAATATATGAATGCTCAACAAACGCCGCAGAACCTTAATTGGCAAAACCTGAATAATTACGCCGGTATTGTTCAGCCAGGGGCTGGAATGGGTAACACTGCATCACAAACAAACTACAGCAATCCGGTGTCTGGCGCTCTTGGTGGAGCGATGAGCGGGGCAATGATGGGAAGTATAGTGCCAGGTCTTGGTACTGGAGTGGGTGCGTTAATTGGTGGCGGCATGGGATTATTGGGAGGTATGTAATATGTTTTCTGATCCAAAGATGATGGCGTTATTAAATGCTGGAGGCGCTATGCTGCAATCGGCTGGAGCGAGTCCAAGACCAATAAATCTGGCGGAGGCAATGGGTAATGCTATACCGGCGGCAATGCACGGCGCTCACTCTGCCTATGCTTTCAAGAACCAAGAGAACCAACAAAAAGAACAGGAAGCAAGAATACTAAGAGATTTGCAAGCAAGACAGCAACTTAGTGAGATAGTCCAACAACATCAGGGCGCTAATCCTGCGGCGATATCCAATGCCATATTAGCAACAGGCAATCCTGATTTGTTTCAGTACGCTTCACAGTTTAAGGGTGCAATGCCAAAGGTTAAGTCAACAGTTAAAGGCTATGACGAGTCTGGAAACCCTGTATTCCATAATGTCATGGATACCGGCGAAATGACAGCAACAGGCATAAGACCGGCAGAGAAGATGTCATTCCAGAACACGGGGCAAGAAACACTAGGGATTGACCCGTTCACTGGTGAAAAACGCATGGCACTACAAAACAGCATGGCTCCAGGAGAACGCGCAAGACTAGCGCAATCAGCACAGCAATTCGGAGCATCGCACGGACTAGCACAACAAAACGCTGCTCTAGCGCGTGATAATGCTGCTTTTGCAAGACAACAAGCAATGAAGCCACAGTTTAAAGACGGGTACTGGGTAACACCTCCTAACGCAAATAATCCACAGGGAGCAATGATACCTACTGACTTGGCAACCGCTCCGAAGGGTAGCCAGGCAGAAAAAACAAGAATGTCTGAAAGGATTAAGAACACACTTGGCGATGATACAGAGAAGCTTAT